TAAAGCTGCGGATTGTATAATCTTTCAGGATCAACTTCAGACTTTCAAAGGCGTTTTAAGGCTCATGCAGATCAACTCTTTTAAGGGAAAGATCGAATATGAGGTAGCAATGTTTGGTGAAATTCACGGCTTAAATGTTGCTTTAAGTGGTTCCCTTTTAGAAGACCTGGATTTTTCCGCTTATGACCATGCATGGAACGAAACCAATATTGTGAACAGTTGGGATAATGTTTCTGGGGTTAGTTACTACTATCCTTTAATAGATCACGGGAATTATTCTTTGCTTAAAGCAGACTGGGATTTCAGAACGTTCAGACCTGCCCTGTATGCCAAAGAATATATTGATAAGATGTTTACCGAAGCGGGGTTCAGGTATGAGTGTGATCTTTTTGATACAGCCAGGTTCAAGAGTCTTATAATTCCTTACAACAGAAAGCAATTACTTAGTTCTAATTCTAACATCTACAACGCAAGCGGTACAACATCTCAACCAAGTTTAGGTTTTTTGCTACTCGAGTTTGAGGATCAGGCTGGCAGTGGGTTTACTACTTCAGACGAGCATATTTTCACATTTGCAGCGGTAAGCCCTGGTACGATCACAATAGACTGGAGTATCCTGGCAAGCACAGGAAACGGAACGGGTTACCAGCTTTTATTTAAAGTAAATAACATAACACATACCACTCAAACGATTTTTGGGGCATTTGAAGGGGACCCGGCGGTTAATTCTGTTTCTGTTACTCTAAGCCCGGGTGATAATATAAGGTGGATTTTAGACTCAATTTTACCAACTACTTTAACAGCTACAGAGGTTTCATTTAGCGCGACAGCAGCAGCCGGATTACTTGTAGAGCTGGGTTATGGGGAGACCGTTCAAATGAATGACTGCATTCCTAAGAATATAAGGCAGGTAGATTTCTTTTTGTCAATTATCAAGTTGTTCAATCTTTACGTTTACGAGCACCGTCAAGACCCACGATTAATTTTAATTACTCCTTATGTAGATTTTTATTCAACGGACTCAGCGGATTCAGTGGACTGGACTTATAAATTAAACAGGGATAAGACAGTTAAAGTAAGGCCAATGAGTGAATTAAACTCTAAAAAGTATGAATTCAAATATAAGCCAGATACAGACTATTACAATGATTTATACCGCAAAAGATACGGTCAGGGGTATGGTGATTATATCTTTGATTCTGCCTTTGAATTTGCTGAACAGACAAACTCTCTTGAATTAATCTTCAGTGCTACTGTTTTAGTTGGATGGGGCGGGGAAGATAAAATATTTTCTACAATCTTCAAGTTATCTAACCAGCAGGAAGAAAGCATTGATTATAATATCAGAATCTTACAGGCAAAGAAGATAGAAGGTGTTACAAGTTGGGATTTGTTAGATGATGTTACTGTTCTTACCTCTTTAACGAAATATGGCTATGCAGGACACTTAAATGATCCCGATGCACCGAGTAATGATTTAAACTTTGGCGTATTGGCGGAGTTGTTCTTTACGCTTGTGAGTGGTGATTTAACGGTTACTCAATTCAATGTTTATTGGAGTGCTTACATGGCTGAGATTACGGACAAGGACTCTAAGTTGTTAGAAGCTTTCTTTTATCTGACCAATTTAGATATTATGAATTTAGACTTTTCAAAAAAGATATTTATTGATAGTGTTTTGTTTAGATTGAACAAGATTAAAGATTTTAATGTATCAAATCCGACTGATAGTGAGATAGAGTTACTGAAGGTGAATTTTTTGGTTTATTAAAAAAGAAAAAATATCTATTATGGCAAGGGAATTAAAAGAAAGAATAAAACTTTATGTTTTTGGGAGGCCAAAAGATACCTTGAAGTATATGCACGTTCAAGAGATGGTGATTGCTGCTTCGTCTGAAGATCAGGCATTAGAAATAGTTAGTTGCAGAGATGATAATGAGGATTGTCGTTTAAAAAAGGTAATCGAAATATCACAATTAACTGACGGATATATTATTCTTTGATTGTGAACTACCTAATTTATTAGAATGAACTATATAAGATTATTTTATGCAGATGTTACAATAGGGGCTAAACTAACTCTTGACGCAGGTCAGGCGACTACCTCTGTTAAGAGTTTTAAGAGTGAACTTAAAGACGCTTCACAGGAGTTATTGAAAATTTCTGCTCAATTCGGTGCAACGTCAAAAGAAGCAGCCGCAGCAGCTAAAAGGGTTGCCGAAATGAGGGATGCTGTTGGTGATGCAAAAAGTTTGGTCGATGCGTTTAACCCAGATACAAAGTTTCGTGCATTTGGGGCTGCTATCAATACAGTAGTTGGAGGGTTTACTGCTTTACAAGGTGTGTTAGGGTTGGTAGGTGTAGAAAGTGAGGAGGTTCAAAAGACTTTATTAAAGGTTCAGTCTGCTTTAGCGTTTAGTCAAGGCATCTCACAACTTCAGGAAGGGGTACAAACATTTAAAAACCTTTCGGCAGTCATTCAGCAGACGGCTATTTTCCAGAAAGCGAATGCAGCAGCAACGGCACTTGCTGCGGGCGCAATGCGTCTTTTGGGGATCAGCACCACGCAAACGGGTGTGGCATTTAATGTTTTAAAGGGTGCTATTATTGCCACAGGTATAGGTGCATTGGTTGTTGCTATTGGTTTTGTAGTTTCTAAGGTGATTGAGTGGACGGATGCTACAAATAAACAAGCGAAAGCGCAGGAAAAATTAAAAGAGCAAACAGATTTTCTCAATGCTTCATTAAACAGGCAATTAGATTTTTTAGACAGAAGGGCAAAGTTAGAAAGATTAAGGGCGGAGGCTCGTGGCGATTCTGAGGAACAACTTGCTAAACTAGATGAAGCGGCATCTAAGCGTAGAGTAAAAGCTGCTGAATCGGAATTACGGTTTGCCAGAGAATCCGGGGCTGATACAAAAGCATTACAAGCAACTTTCAATCAAGAGACTGAACGGGAAGAAATAAGATTTTTAGAAGATAAAATAAAAAGAAACAAAGAAGCGGAAGAGCAGCGACTTAAGGATGCAGAAAAGAATAGGCGGGATCTTGAAAGAATTGAAAAGGAGCATCAGCAAAAGATGGAAGAACTCAGGCGAATTGGTCTTGTTAATCTTGCTGAAGGAATAAAAGAATTTGATAAAAACAGAATTGAGCAGGAAGATGCAGCCAGAAAACAAAGGGAAGCCACAGATACAAGTTTATTAGTAAATGCGGGTGCTATTGCAGCACATTTGCAAAACTTACAGAAAGACACAACGCTAACGCAAAAAGAACAAAGTGAACTAAGACAAGCAATAGACCAAGCTGAATTTGACAACAAACAAAAATTAGCACAGGCAACCGCTTCTATACTTAGCGCTTTGTCTCAGTTAATAGGGCAACAAACTGTTGCCGGCAAAGTTCTGGCTGTAGCCGGTGCAACTATTGACACTTACGCAGCCGTTGCTGCAGTTCTTAAAAATGCTGCTAAAACTCCAGCAGGGGGAATACCAGGTTATGCGATTGCGCAAGCTGTTTCAGTGGGTTTGTTTGGGTTGCTTAATGTTAAAAAGATAATAGCTACGAAAGTTCCCGGTGCGGGGGGTGGTGGCCAGGCTCCAAACTTAGCGGTTCAATCTCCACTTACGCCGCAACGTCCACAAAACACAACTACACAATTAGACCAAACTTCTCTAAATGCTATTGGCAACGCAACCACAAGGGCTTATGTTTTGGAGTCAGATGTAAGCGGTAACCAGGAAAGAGTTAGACGGTTGAACAGAGCTGCACGAATCGGGTAAACCGGACAAACAGGGCAAACAAGGCATTTATCCTTGTATGAACAAATTGCCCGTTTTTGAAATGGTGATCGAAGACGATCTCGCAAGTGATGTAGAAGTACAGCAAATCGCATTTGTGGACAAACCAGCAATTGAAAAGAACTTTCTGGCTTTTGGTGTTAAGCTTCATTTCGCCACTGATCCACAAAGACAAATAGTAAGTGGTCCCGCAATGGTTCCTGATACACTTATCTACAGAAAGGATCAGGCCGGGGAGTACAATGTTTTTTTCTCCAAAGAAACGATAGAAAAGATTGCTTTGAAATTCTTTAAAAAGGATTATCAAAAGAATCTAAATCTCTTCCATGACCCCAATCTCCCAATTCAAGGTGTAACCATTTTTGAAAGTTTTGTTTCCGACAAGTCTCGGGGAATTCAGCCAATGAAAGGGTTTGAAGATTTACCCGATGGTACGTGGTTTATTTCAGCAAAAGTAGAAAATCCAGATGTGTGGGCTAAGATCCAGACGGGAGAGGTAAAAGGTTTCTCTGTTGAGGGAATTTTTTCTTACGTCAAAAAGCCTAAGAAACCCAAAGGGATGTATGAGGTAAACCGGACAGAGGACGATAATGAACATTTCCAACTGGACGACGCAAAATCATTGATAATGAAAGTAACTGAATTTTTAGCAGATATAAAGAAAAAATACTTTGACGGCACCCCGCTCGTAAACACAGATCACGGCGTAGCTCCGGTTCAAAATGTACCGGCTCCTCCTCAAACTTTACAACAGGACTACACAACTAAGGATGGCCAGACTGTACAAATTGACAAATTGGAAGTAGGTGGCATTGCGTTGATGGGTGGCGTTCCGGCTCCTGCTGGAGAACTCCAATTACAAGACGGCACTTCTTTAATGATCGGCGAAGGTGGAGTGATAACAATGGTTACTCCGGCAATGTCTCCTTCAGCAGCGCCGGCGCTTACAATGGCGCAAGTTGATTTAGCGATTAACGCTGCCCTGACAAGGTACAAAGAGGAATTAGCTGCTGAAAAGTTAGCTGCTCAGGCTGCACAAGGTGTTTTCAATGCTGAAATGAAAAAGAGGGACAACCAGATTGCTGCTCTTTTTTCAGCTATTGAAAAGCTTGCAGAAATGCCAACAGCAGACCCGGTGAATGAAGTTCCGGTTTCATTTTCTCAAACCAAAGTTCAGGACAAAGCAGAAAAGAGAAATCTTCTCATTAAATATTTAAAAGACAAAAAAACCGCATAAGATGGGATTTACAGTATCAAGTTTAACAAACTACGTAAACGAGCAATCCACGGACTTGCTTTTTGCGCTTCAGTTTGAAGGTGAGACCGCAAAATTCGCAAATGTTCAGACTGGAATTAAGAGTGCTGAAGCTTTGCAGATTGTGACAAGTACTCCGGTTCCCCAGGATGGAGCCTCATGCGGTTTTAACGCTTCCGGTGATACAGCTTTCACGCAAAGGATTATCACAACTGCTTCAGTAAAATACCAGGATTCTTATTGCCCCCGGACACTTGAAACAAAGTGGACGCAGCTTCTTTTAAAAGCGGGTCAGCATTACGACGACAGCGATATACCTAAAAAGATAATGGATGATTTGGTAGATCAGATCAACCGGATAAACGAAACATCAGACTGGCAGGGTGACACCACGAGTGTAAGTTCATTCCTTAACAAATACGATGGATTAATTAAGATCATCAAAGCGGCTACTGTAACAGCAGCTACTGCGGTGGCTGGTCCTGTTACGACTTCCAATGTCAGGACGATTGTAGGAAATATTGTTGCAGCAATCGGGACTAAAGCGGTTATGGTTGGAAATCCGAATGTGAAAATCTTCATGGGTTACGACATAGCCGAATTGTACAGACAAAAAATATTTGCGGATAATTTATTCCACGTAACTGGCCAGGGAGATCAAAAAGGATTGAGTGCAGAAGGTTCTGTACATACAATAGTCCCGGTTCACGGTTTAGATGGGCTTGGTTCTTCTTCTGGTGATAATCCGTTCATTTTCGCTCTTGACCCAGACAGAAATCTTTACCTCGGTGTGGATCTCGAGAATGAACATGAGCAAGCAAAAATGTGGGTTGATGGTTCCGATGGGGAAACGGTTAAATATTCATTCCGGTTCAAGAGGGGTTGGCAGATTGCGTTTCCTTCAGAAATAGTAGAATACAGTAACGTATAACAGTAACACTTAATAATTTACAATGGCTTGTGCTTTAACGCAAGGATATACTTTAGATTGTCGGGATGGAACCGGGGGCGCAAAGAACGTTTGGTTAGGCAACTATTCAAACGTTTCAGGAGTAACGGCTGCCTCTGGAATAATTACAGCGATCAGCAAAGCGAATAACGGCAGGTTTTATAAATACGAGCAATACAGGGACACAGCAGAAGCATTTGAGGACATCACAGGTGATTCAATAAATGGTACTATATTCTACGCTCAGACCGTTAATATCGCACTCAGGAAAATGCAGGCTTCCCTCAGAAACGAAGTTAAGCTTTTAGGGAGTGCTTTAGTGGTTGCAGTAGTTGAAGACCGTCAAGGAAAATACTGGTACTATGGCGAAACAAATGGCCTGGAATTGAACACAGGAAAGATCAGCACAGGAAAGGC